GGTACAGGCACAGGGAACAAGTTAAAAGCCCAGTCACCTACCTGCTGCGTGCCACGGAACACTATAATGTCTATGGTCTTGCGCTTAACTACGTAGGCTGTAGTAGAAGTCAGTGCTGACTCTATCTTAATGGCGTCCTTGTTCTTGTCGTTATATGCCTTCATGGACCACGAGCAGGCCATGTTTAGCAGTACGGGGTCTAACTTCATACGCCACCTAATCTTCTTTATGGTATTTAAGGTCTGTTTGCAGTATGAGCACTTCTTTTTGCAGCCCTATTACTTCTTCTTCTAGTTTTCGTATATCAGGGAAAATATAGTTATTTTGGTTACCCCTAAGACTTCGCGTCTCTTGGGCATTCATGTCTATACGCTCGCTAATACTGGCATAACCCCAAGTAGCAAATGCCACAATAGATATAATCTGTAGTAGCCAAACTACGCTTATCGTTAGCTCTGATCTGTCGTTTAACTTTGGGGTTGCCATAACTCATATCGCTACTTAGCCGTGAAGTTAAAATAAGAGCTAGCCGCAGTACCCGCGAGGAGCGCACCGAGTATGAGCGTCGTGATTATCTGAATAAAGGTTTTACCCGCCGTGCGTTTTACTGAGCGCCAAGAGTCTAGAAGGTCGCGTATCTCACGCATGTCATGAACAGCGTCGTCGTCTTGTAAACCCACGTCACGTAAGGCTTTTTTAGCCCCCGCCTCCGCAGCACGCTGTATCATTGCTTCTAGCTCTAACTCGGTCATCTCATGGGTACTCCTACTGCCTTTAAGTTACTGTATTACCACAGTATCGGTGTCTTCAAAGAATAGCATAGTCCCTTCGCACACGATATTCCAATCTGGGCCTTCCTGCTCGCTCCGAGAGGGCACTTCTATGATTACGTGCCTAGCTAGCCACTCTGTATCGCCTTGAAGCACGCGCCACACGTGCTCTTCGGTACCCCTGCCCGGTTGACCTCGGGATTTGTTGAACCTTATGCGGTATTTCACTCAGGTTTAGAAGGCCAAATAATGTTATCTGGAAACCCAACTTGTAGGCGTATTTCACGTAGTGCTTTGCGGTAAGTTATCCAATCCTGCTTTTCCCCTACCGTCAAGGGTACGTCTGATAGCATAGTCCAGTCAGAATCGCGCAATAAGCCTTTAGCCTTTTCCCATTCAATTTCAGAGGGGGTACTCGTAGGTTCTGCGGCTATTTCACCTTCTACTTGAACCCAACCTTGGTCTGCATAGGCTTCACCTAACCACGACAAATCACCAAGTTTTTCTTGGATTCCACCCATACCGAATATAGGACCCCAATTATTGGGCAGTGGACCTGCTTCGTTTAGGGCTTCGTTTGTTGACAGCTTTTTTAGTTGCCACAGCATTTTCTTTCTCCTTAGCCATTAGTTTAGGCTGCATTCCGGGTTGTTGTTCGGGAGCAGGTAGGTTAGCTCCTACATTCATATGCTCTACCATGTCATTTGCATGTGGGGGATGGCCTACACCGGGAAGATTTTGTTGCCCACGAAAATGAGCTAATTCTTCCGGCGTTACTTTCCAATCCCTCCAACTTGCAAAATCTTTACGTGGCAGGAGTTGAAGATGGCACCCTGCTGCGGCCGATAATTGGTGTATAAGTTCAATCGCTTCTACAGGTTGTAATATACTATATAAAAACCTATCGCCGTTACCGCGCATAGTTATTTCTACCGTCCCACCAAAAGCAGTTCCGGCTGTTATAGACCTAGCTCGGTTATCGTTTGCCTTTAAATTTTCTATCTCGTTTTTAAGGCAAAGCTCCTGTAGCAAACGATCTCTTTCTTTTTTAAGCTCGTTACTCATTACTGTTCGTTCCAAGAAATTATAACTTGCCCGCCAGTGGGGACTACAACAGGATAACAGGAACCACCTGTTACACTAATACAATTATAGGTAGTAGGGTTAGCATTAGAGCCGGGGTTCCCCGGATTACCGGGATTACCTACTGCCCCACGACCGCCACCACCCCCGCCCGGTGTGCCCGGAGCTACACCGATACGTGCCACGCCGCCACCGCCACCGCCACCGCCAGCACGCCATAAGTGTGGGCAAGAGGCTCCATTGCTACCGGGACAGCCCGGTCTAACTGGATTACAGCCTCTGTATCCGCTAGCTCCCCCTGCCCCACCCCCACTGTTACCCCCAGTGCCGCCCGCCGCAGCAGCGGGGCCGGGGTTCCAGTTAGCACCGGTACCGCCGGGATTACCTGTTCCGGCACCTCCCCCGCCACCGCCACCGGTACCACTATTAGCTAAAGCACGTCCATTTCCACTAGCTCCGCCTCCCGGAGTGCCGCCCGGCGCAATATAAGGGCAACTGAAAGTTATGTTATTTTGATTGTTGGAGGTATTATATTCCCAATTAGCAGCAAGGCTTCCTCCGTTACCACCTGTTCCGCCACTACCACCTAGTCCTGCATTACCGGCAGCCCCTCCGGGGAATGTTTGGCCTATCGCAGTAGCCGCAGTCCCTGCTGATCCGGAACCACCGTTGGCTCCACTACTTCCGGGCACCGCGCTATTATAGTAGTAACGCATACGCGCCGGAGGCCCGCCCGGCTCCCCTGCTCCACCGGCATATCCAGAATTAGAAGCGTCAGTTACTGGATATGCGTTAGCGAAGCAGTAGTACTTATTTAGAGACTGCCCCCCATACCTTCCCGTCCCCCCGTAACCCGAGTTACCAACAGCGCCCGGATTTCCCGCCGTGCCTGCGCCGCCTTTTCCCGTTAGATTTACTGTAGAAAGCCCTGCTACAGCGGAAAAGGTTCCCGGCGCATTAAATGTTTCACTTCCGGCAGGGACAGGGATTTTGCCCCCAAATAAAGATACTTTAGAAGTTCCGGCAGGCATAACTAACTCCTTCTTGCTGGAGAATCTAAACCTAAAGATTCTCGCTTATCAAATTTACACTCGGCATTCGGGCCGTTTTTGTCTACGTAGTGCAACATAAATTGTACATTGAGCTGCCCTTCAGGCAACTTTCTTCGCCAATGCGTGGTTTCGCACCCTTTATATATAACCGCATCGCCCGGGTTTAACAGGCACTTTACAGGGTCATTGCTCTCGTATTGCATCCAAATGGGCCAAGTTTCACCCTTACAAGCTACATTTACCGTAACACTAATTTCGCAAGACGGGCGATCTGTATGCGGAGTAAGCTCTTCTCCTCCTTGGTATACGCGGCTAAAAGAGTAAGTTGGCTCTAGTTCTAGTCCTGTTTGTTCCTGTACCGCAGGCAAACATTGTCCCAGTATTACTTCGATTAAAGGGTCCGCATAAAATCCAAATTTGCTTTGGTCGTGTTCTTCAAGTTGTAGCTTAGGTAGCCATTCCCCACGATTTATTTTATTTTCAAAATACTGGGATATGGTTTTTATAGTCACATCGTCAACAAAACCTTTTACCTTAATATACCCTACGCTTTGAAAGCTACTCATGGTAGAACCAACCTGTTACTGTATGTTTAGGAGTATCTCCATAAACTGGGTTACCTCGATGCGTGTGAGTAAATGAGGCAGGCCACAACACCATAGTATTCGCAACAGGATTTATCCTTCGTTGTTGGTATAAAAATTCTGTTTCCCCGTTAGATTCTGGCGGTAGCGTATTTAAATACAACATATAAACAAGCCCTCTTCTAGCTTGCTCTGCATTACCCTGTTCAAAATGCCACACATGGTAACCCCCACCGCTAGGGACTCTTTGTAATTTTATATTTTTACAGTTTATGTTTAAACTTTTGAGTACAGAAAATTGCTCGCTGTAAAGGTCAAAACAATGTTGTAGCCCAGAAAAAAATAACTTTCTTGGGCATTCGCCGTTAAAATAGTCAAACTCTAAATTCGCCGCGTTTAAATTCATAGCGTGGTCGCTTTTTATATGAGTACCTACATTTTCAGTTTCTTGTCGATTATACCCTACACCAATTTCCGCAAGCCGATCAAACTCAGAAATTAAATGCTCGCAGAACCCTTCTGGAAATACGTCAGAAAAAACGCCTATAAAATCTTTATGCTCTACTTTCATTTAAACTCCGGTCCTGAAATCCATGCCACTAGTGTTTGTCTTGTACCTTTAGTTACCGGCGTAACTTGGTGGAGGGTCCAAGCGGGAAAAACCGTTATAAGCCCCCTCTTTTTTTCCATGCTAGTGGGTTCTTTTCTATTTAGTATCTGCAATTCGCCGCCTTCGTACTCTCTTGGGTCTGAAAGCTGCACCACCATAGATAATTTTCTTGATGGTCCTGACCTTCCAAAATCTTGGTGCCAAACATAAGTACCTTGCCGAGCTTCGTGGTAGTTGGTTAACTGTATGTGCTCCCCAAAACCCGTCAGCTCAAACCCAAAATATCTAGCGTTTAAACTCGCTGCTACGTGGGCTAACGTATCAAATACCCAAAAGGATTCTTCATTTTTATCCAACCAGTTAAGCTCGGAGCGTCGTATTTCGCTGTCAACTTTTCCACCTACCCCACCACCTACTTGCGCGTCTTGTACCGCTTCTTTTGCTTTTTGTTGTAACCAGTCGAGTTGTTCGTTAGTAAAAGCATTTTCCCACCAAGCAAACGGCTCTATTCCTCTTGAGTACGGCGTCAGCATATGCTGCATTAAATAAACCTTTTTCTTTGAGACAAAATAAAGTGTATAAACTTTGTCGGGTTATTAGATTGGTTTGGTGTAATCATGTGCGGTAGCCATGAGTTAAATAGCATCATAGTGCCCGCTTGTACGTTATTAAAGTGTATCTGCGGCGTTGCCATTGTTACTTGGTCACTGGGCTGTGCCCACAAATCCGCCATACGCTTCCCCGGTCTTGGGTCGTCAAATATGGGGTAAGACCCGCCTTCAGGTACTTCTAAGAAGTAAAACCCAGATATTTGGCTGTCCCCATGTACGTGCATAATATTACTGCCGGTACAAGCAAACTCTTGGCCCCACATTCCAGACACGTAAAACTCATACTCATCTGTTAAATAACCCTGATCCTTCAGAATATTAACGCCACTATCTTTAAAGTAAGACGCTAAATATCCAAGGTCAGGGTCATTTGCCATATGCACAGTCTGCTTAACTACTGAAGACTCCATTTGGTCATAGTATTTTTTGGTATGCTTTAGCGTTTCCCCGACCCATTCTTGCCGCTCTTCACGGTATATAAGGGACGGAAAATAAGCGTATGCTTCCATTAACTATTTACAAATGTGTTTAAATCGGCAGCTAATGTAGTTACAGCACTAGCCGTAATTTCTACAGCGTCCGCAGCGGCTTGAGTGCGTCGGTTTTCAACTAAGACTTCCTTAGCCATACGTAAGGCTTCTAGCTTAGCCCGTGTAGCATCAGCCGATGCTTGAGTTGTAGCGCGCAGAGTTTCTATCGCAGTTTGATACTCTAGCTCTGCTTGCTGTTCTGTTGTTAGTGCCATTGGTAAATCTCCTATTTACGAAACGTCTTTCATTGCAATGTTAGCGTACCAGTTGGTGCCGCCGTCTGGTGTAAAGAAAACCCACACATCAACAGCATTAGCGTCTTCTGTACGGGTTATTGCTCCGCCCGGATAGTTAAAAGTACCACCTGCAAAAGCAAGTGTCCTAGAGGGCGTAGCATCGTTAGTTAAAATTAAGGTAAATGAAGTAGCTCTATTTGACGTGCTGTTAACAGAGGCTAAGGTAATCGTGCAGTTGCCGGTCAGGGTCGCAGTAAATACGTTACCGTCGTCGCAATCAATAGTTATCGCTGTTCCAGTATTGCCTAGAGCAGTTACTTCGTCAGAGAATACGCCCGAGAAGAACGAGCTAGAATCGTAGTTGATCTTACCTACGCCACTGCCATCAGATAAGCTGTCAGACTGGACTGTGCCTGTAACATCTATGCCTGTGGAGATTGTGGATAGTTTGTTATTGCCAGTATAGTAAAGTTGTGCGCCAGCGCCTGATGTACCTAAGAAAAGATTAGCATCATCTGTGCCTCTTATAGCAGTGTAAGAACTAGCCCTTAGTATAAGGTAGCCTGTTCCTTGCTCATCAATATAACTATTTGACCCGTCATGATAAATCTGTAGGTCATTACTAGCACCAAAATTAGCTTTGTCGCTATCCCCAAAGTTCATATCCGCAGTAGTCGTAAGACCCGCAAAAGTTGGGTTAGTAGACAGAACAACCGAGCCAGTACCCGTAGAGGAAGTTACGCCTGTACCACCGTTAGCAACGGCAAGAGTACCCGCAAGAGTAATAGTTCCAGAGCTAGTAACCGGTCCGCCTGAAGTGGTAAGACCTGTAGTGCCGCCAGAGACATCAACGCTTGTTACCGTACCGCCAACTTCCGTGGGGTTAGCATTAAGTACTGCTGCGCCTGCGCCCGCACCGTCTGTAACGACCATTACTTTAGAGCCGTTGGCCACGTTTACCGTAGCACCTGAACCTTGCTTGATCGTAATGATTTGACCGCCAGTAGTAGCGTTCTCAATGATCCACGTCTTGGATACCGTGTTTGGCCCAAGCGTAATTTCACGAGTTGCGGTTAGCGATACTGCCGAAGTAAATTTCAAATACAGTGAGCGCGTGGCATCTGCTGTAGCATCAGGCATAGTGAAGGTTTCATTAGCGTCAGCGGCAATCTCTTTTGTGCCGTAGCTAAAACCGTCGGTAATCAGCTCAAGGTTAGTGTTAGTACTGGTGCCCCAAGTACCGTCCTCGTCACCAGTGGTGATTTCTTTGAGCCGGAGGTTGTTTACATAAGTAGCCATTTGGTTTCTCCAGTATCTACACTAACGTACTGCCGCCAGCGGGCGGTATGCTTGTCGCGTAAATCTTTGTATTCTGACGTAAGTTTAGGGCTTGCCCGCAATCAGAGCAAGTGTCTGCGGCTAATTCAGCCTCATTAAGGTCGTATCCGCAATGTGCGCATAACACTTCAACTTCATGCTTGGGGACTATGGTATCGCCCAGTTTTACTGCTTCGTTTACTTTCTTCATGCTGCTATATCCGTCCAATTTGGTGTTTGGCTGTCGTCTACATCTACCCAGCCTGCATTCTGATTCGGTACTATTTCACCCCAGACTAATACGGTTCCAACTCGTCCTGTGGCTTGCACGCCAATGGCGTACACATTTGCATCGGCTGTCTCGGTTGTTTCGCCTAGTGCAGTAGTGCCCTGAACGCCTGTTACATCAACATTTAGGACTAGCTCTACCGTAACACTGCCAAGAGCTGTAGTAGCTTGTAATCCGGTTTCGGTAACTATGGCATCGGCTGTAACGGCTACAGTACCTAACTCGCCTGTGCCCGCTACGCCCGTGAGGCTAACAATTACGCTGCCTTGTACTCCAGCCGTGCCTAGCTCGCCGGTACCTTCAACACCCGTAGCATTTACTACGGCTTCGGCAACTACTCCTACCGTACCAATCTCGCCGGTGGCTGCGTTACCTAGAGCTTCTACTGCTCCATCGGCTTCTACTGCTTCGTTACCTAATGCTGTAGTGCCTTGGACACCGGTAACAAATACCCCGACGCCTTCTTGGACTGTAACCGAACCTACCGCACCTGTAGCAGAAAGCCCTATAGACTCTCCCCACGCGCCTTGGCCCCAAGCACCGCGTCCCCAGCCACCAAAGTATACCGTGGCATCCCAAACAGTGTAGTTGGCTATACCCGTGGCGCTAACCCCAGATACGGCTACATCTACCGATGTAAACGCAGTTTCACTACCAAGAGCCGTTGTGCCTTGGACTCCGGTAACAGAGAATAGCGCATCCCCCGTAACTACCGCAGTACCTACCGCAGAAGTCCCCGCAACACCCGTTGGCTCAATACTAGCTGTACCTGCCTGTGTTGTAGTTCCTAGCGCAGTAGTTGCCGAAAGCCCCGTAACGGAGACAATAGCATCTGCTTGTACTGTTACCGAGCCGACAGAGGCCGTAGCAATTAGAGAGGCACTACCCTCGCCAAAAGCCTGCTCACCCCAACCAGCCCTCCCCCATCCTTGGAAGGTAACAGTAGCGTCAGCCATTAGACTCTACCTTAAGCAATGCGAATAATAGCGTTGCTCGCATCAGCGGCAGGGAACACAATAGTGAAGTCACCCGCAGTAGAGGTCTTGTCCGCACCGAAGTCCAGAACCGCAACAGCAGGGTCCGTGACGCCGTCAGCCAAGTAAATCAAAGCGCCACGAGCAGTAATAGTCGCTGTAGACCACGTAGTATCTGCGAAATCCAAGAATGCTGTAGTGCCACTTGAAGCAGGGTTTGCAGATATAGTCAGCGTGTTTCCGCCCGCAGTGTAGCCTGTGCCTGAGACCTCGTTAGTCACGCTGTATGCCGTAGTAGTGGCGTCTAGCGTAGCCGATGAAGTAAACAGAGCGATCTTAAATACTTGTGATGTGCCGCTGCTGAAGTCAAAAGTGCCATCAAGCACGCCGACTTTGAACGATGTAACCATAGCTTGTGTGATAGCCATTTTTCTTCCCTCTTAAATTAACGCGGTTCAATCCTAACTTGGCCTGAGCGGTACATATCTTCCCGCATCTTGCCATCGCCTAGGTTCTTTAATAACGCCATAGCGTCGAT